GGAGCTTGCTGATAAACGTGATCGCTTGTTGGAAGTAAACTAATTCCAGAACATAGATCAAAATTATCCCAAATCCACTGAGCTACCTGCAAGTACTCACTGTCTGTATAGTATACAGTTACACTTGGCTTATGCTCACACCAGTGATTCTGATACGCTTTCCAAAGAGCTAACTGTTCCATAGCCCCTACTTCTTTCACACACGTACTGTCTTCTGGTGCTTTAACCGGGAAGCTAAAGACTACAGAAGAGGGCGACATTACATCGTTTTCTACTGGGAATCCTGCTTGCTCCATGTAGAGTGCAAGTGGGTCTTTTTTGTCTGAACGTACACGGCGAATGTAATGCTTGCTGAAACGAGGATGAATACCGGAAGCACTATCAACAAGCTGAGAAACAGTACCGCTTGGCTTGACGCATGTAATAGCGACAGACTGGTTAACACCAATTTTTTCAGCCCATTCTTTATTTGTTGCAATACTAACATCTCTCATTTCCTCTAACCAACCGGCCAGCTCAGTATTATCAGGGTCACCTAATACTGCGTGATCCATAATACCCGTTAAACTTACGCCCAATAGTGATTCTTCTTCAGTGTTACGCTTCCAGCGCACCCGCAGATACCTAAAGTCTGTTAGACTTGACTGTAAAGTACCAATAATAGTAGCTTTACGAACTTTTTCTAACAACGTTTCAAGAGTATCCTCTGCTCGTACTACTACTTCTGATAAGTTACAGAACTCATTACTACGGAGAATAATCTCAGAGCAAGGGTTAGTACCAAAGTCATGTGTAGCATCTCTACGACCGTTACGAGCTGCAATCTTTTGAGCAGCTACGCGACTAAAGAGACCTCGCTCGCCTGCTTTAGACTCGTACAAGTTCTTCATCTCATTGAGATAGGCTTCGAAGTCAGGCTTCTCAGTATACGCTACAGAGTTGTTTGCTAGACGACGCTGACCTTGATCAACCCACCACTGCCCTGATTTGGCTTTAGACATACGCTGATCAGAAAGATTTGACAGACTGATAAGAGCAGAACGACGTACACCGCCTACTACTACAATATCTGCAATCTTACATACAACATCGTGGCACTCAATACTTGTTAGCTTGCGACCTGCCGCTTTTTGAAATACACCAGTACAAAACTGGAATAAGTCAACCAAAGGCTCAGGTCCCGATGCACGACCACCAAAAGTTTTTAGTCTTGCACCTGCTGGACGTACTCGGCTCATGTCCCACTCGGGTATTTTACCTGCATATAGCATGGCAATCAACTCACGAAAGGCACTCGCCCATCCTAGCTTACTATCACTTACTACAATAGTAGAGCTTGTTTTGTGGAAAGTTTCGGCTACTTCTGGTAGTTTATTAATAAAATTACGTTCTACACTGAAACCTACTCCTGTTCCACACATCAACACATACATAAGCTCGTCAAAAGCTCGTGGATGGTCAATATGTAAATAACTACAGTTAAAACCTGCTACGTTATCACGCTTGAGGGCTTCGCCTGCTGTCATCATACATCTCATAGAGGGCATAACTTCCATAGCGTGAATAGCATTATAAATCTCTTCACCGCTTTCGCTATCTAGTTGCTCTCTTTCTTTAAAGAAGTCTACATACCTGCGGCAAGTCTCTTCCCAGGTCTCTCTACGACCTTCGTCTTCAAGCCAGCGTGCATACCTACTCTTGTGTATAAAACTTTGATACTGATCCATTAAATCATTTTCCTTTGTATTTCGGATATGTTATCCGTGCCTATCGCGTCATCGCAATATGTAATTAAGTCCATTAACTCATAATTTTTTAGTAATACTTCAGCATTTGCGTTTAGCTCTTGTATGTACTTATACTTACCGTCTATGGGAATATTGTCATAAATTGTCATTGCATCGCCGTATTCTTTTATGAGCTGCTCTGCTCTCTTCGGGCCAATACCGTTAATACCTGGAACATTATCGCCTTTATCTCCTGTGAGACACTTGAAGGAGATATACTCTTCAGGTGTAACACCGTAGTGCTCGCTCCAGTTACTTATAGTAACTTCTTTTCGAGTAACGTAAGAAAATCTACTTACACCGTCTTGGATCAATAAGTCCCAATCTCGGTCACTTGACAGTAGCCAAATGTTTTCTAAACCATACTGTTTTTATCTTTTACAAGGTGGGCAGCAAGATCATCTGCCTCTACACCTTGGTATCTAAGTACTGTATAGCTCTCTGCTAGTAGTTCTAGAGTCTCTTCATACTCGTCGAAGAAGTCTACAAATGCTTGCTTTTCTTCATCTGTTTGTGTAGCATACTTATCTTTTCGGTTCTGTTTGTACTCTGGCAACAACTCTTTACGGTAGCTTGATGAGCCCCAGTCTGCGGTAATAATAATTCTACCACACTTGTAAGAGTTTGCTAAAGACTTAACTGTTTCTACATACTGCTCTCGAAAATCTGTTCTGCCTTGGTGTTTCCAACGAAAAGCTAAGTTTAGTGCATCTACAATTAGAACAGTAGTATCTTTACCGCCAATTGCTTCATTAAAATTAAAAGCCACCTATCCACTCCGTCTTTTCAGATGCCAACCAAATATCCATTAATAGTACATAACAATTTAAAAACCGTATATACAGATACTCATCTGTGTTTTCTGGCTTATTTTCTGTTACTACAAATACCTTTGATCGGTCATATTTAAAAAATAGCATTGGCTTTTGATCGCCACCTGCTGCTTGTACTACAACTTTCTTCCACCATCTGATAAGATTATTTGTCTTTGGTTGTGTAAATATTTTATCAGTAAGAGCAGAGTCTTTGTAGTTCTTTACCTCTATACAATAATGATTTCTCTGATTAGGGACGTATAAGTCCCCTTTTAGGTATTCAAGAGCACCCGAGGCAGGTACTCTCTCAAACTTCAGCCCTGTCGCTTCTCTCAGCATGTCCCTTACTAGGTACTCGCCTCTCGCTCCCTTGCTCTCGAATCTACCATTTTCTTCCTCTACTTCCTCTTCGCGTTCTACACCTAGCTCTTCTCTTGCTTTGAGGTGCCTCCACCACATTCTTCTGCGACCTGCACTCATTACTACTCCAATACGCTGATGTTGCCATCCTTAACTACCTCGATCTTCTCTAGAGGGGGTGAGACCAACCATGTGATACTATGTAAGTGTTTAAGTCTTCTCTCAATAGAACCTCTACTAGCTTCTCTCTACCTTGGTCATCGAGTACGTTAGTAACTTCGTCTAAGAACAATATATTGATTTTAGACTTTGAAATACTACTCATTAGCTTTCTGATTGCTATTAGAGTAGCTGTATTAACTCGTGCAAGCTCGCCAGAAGAAAGAGCTAGAATGTCTACTACGTTACCGTTGTCTGTGATCTCTACATTAAGTTTATCATTTGAAACAACAAACTCCAGAGTGAAGCGGCCATCAGAGAGTTCAGCTAAGTAGTCATTTGCCATTTCTTCTAGTTCACCTACTAGGTTTTCGATCTTATATGCTAACAACCCATTCGTACTGAATGACTTCTTTAACACTGTAAGGTTTAGACTCTAACTTACTATTTTCTTCTAATTTGGAGCTATATTCTTCAAATTGAAATATAAACTCATCTGTCTGTTCTTGAATTACTTGTATACGAGTATTTAACCTTGTACGTCTTTCATTCTCTGCCGCATTTTCTTCCAACTGTTTCTTTGAGGCGCGTAATCTGTCTTGTACAGCAAACAGCTCGCTTTCCAACTCTGCCTGATCCAAGATAGTAGCAGGAAGTTCCTGTGAGAAAGAGCGCAGTAGATCTTCCCAATCCTTTCGAGCTTTATTATTACGCTCAAATTCCAGATTGTTTGCTTTAATTCTCTTAATCTCAGGGCCAATCACCATAGCTTTAGCGTGAGCAGTATCTTTCTTAACACGCTCTACTTCAATCATTGCCTTTTCTTCAGAAACATCAATAGATTGCTTACAAGTAGGGCACTCGTCAGAAATTCGTTCTAACTTATCCAAAGTTCGTTGAGCACCCGCAGCGACTGCTTGCAAGGAGCCTAACTCTGACTGTAAATCGTCATAGGATTCATACTGTGTAATAGGCGAGCTTTGGATAGCACTAATATCTATCTCGTCTAGCATCTTCTTATATTGATTATTGGTAGAGTATTTTTTTATTTTTTTCGGAGATTATTTGCAATCTCTATCGTCAAAGAACTTAAAGTCTTCTGATCTTCAGATGTATTAATTTGCAAATCCAACATGGGTAGTATGTTGGTATCACTCAATTTATTATCTTCTAACCACTTTTCAACTGTTGCGAGTTTCCCTGCCAGCGTAGAAGACACCGCAGCTACTTCTCTGGAAGCGCTTTTAAATACTTCAAACAGCTCAACGTACTTCTCTAGGTGCAGTAAATCAATAAGAAACTTCTTACGGTTTGCATCGGTAGCGGTCAAGAACTGTAAACTCGCATTAGTATTCTGATACACTAGCTGCGAAAAGGTTTTAAAGTCTACTCCAAGAACTTCCTGCAAAGTCTTATAGGTGTTAGTAGCCGTATGGCTAGAAATATCAGTACCATTCTTTTCGAGTTTTACTTTAATATTTGTTTTGCGATTAACTGTAATTGCATACTTATCCGCATCTTTAGTGAAAGAGAGATAAATATTATAGCCGTCATTAATATAACGGTTGGGTATGTCTGCTTTCTTAATACCTTTAGAATTTTTGTTATACAAGGCTTCCTCAATGATTAACGGTATGGAAGACTTACCCATACCGTTAGTACCAAGGATTTGTGTAACAGTATTATCATCTAATTGTAATTGATTACCAGAGCCATAACTAAAGCAGTTATCCCATTTCAACATTTGTAGTGTAATCATTGTAAGTTCCTATGAGGTCTGGTATTTTATCAGTATTAATTTCAAGTATGTAGGTTAAGTACTCTGCTAGCTCATCCTGGATTGACATATCTTTGTCTATTATCAAGGAGGCTTCTGACTTTCGTACTACTACTTTCTTATCTAGCAGCTCTGAGTTCTTTACGTTTGCTAAATCTTGTATGTCGCCTTCTACTTCGTATATCGTGTGGTCAAACTCAGTAGGGAGCATATCAGCTTCATTTGTTACTGTTTTACGAATCAACTGAGGCAAGGTGAACTCTTCCCACATCCAGCTCCAGTCTCTTTCATTGATTAGCAAATACCCAGTCTTTACCCTACTTCTATGAAAAGATGTAGTCATAGGGCTGCCTGGGTATACAATATTTTTTTGTGTATTGCTATGAGAGTGCAAGTCTCCTGCAAATACAACAGGGAAGTCCTCAAAGAGGTCTAAGTCAACTTCCGGTTTTACGTGCGGTGGTATTTCTCCTCGAACGTGGGTAAATAAAGGCTGCGTCGTATCAAAGTGATCAATGCTACCCTTCTTGTGTAGATCTGCGTAAGGCAGTATGCCATAGCCTAAATCTGCGTCAACGTATGATATGTCTACTACGTTGATAAGGGGGTTAATATCTCTGGAAACCTGTTTTAGCTGGGTAAAGAAAGTCTTATTCTTCTTAGTAGCTTCATGATTACCATCATAGATAATGGTTGGTATCTTTACTCCACGAATGAACCTGAAGTAAAGCTCCAACTCTTCCATATTCGGAAGACGATCAAAGAGATCGCCTCCGATTATGTGCATATTACATTCTTTCTCTAGCTCATAGACTTGATCAAAGAACATTTGATAACGGTTTGTAGCCCACTTAACTGGGACATTCTTCTGCCCCAGTTTGATGTGCCAGTCAGCCGTAAATAATATCATCCTACGTTAAACTCAGCGTCTAGTGCTTCGTCGTCAGTCTCGTTACCGATGTTACGAACACGATCTAACAGCTCTTTCTGAGCGTCGGCAGTTGGACGAGGCATAACGTCATCCATAGACTTTAGCTCAGCAATAGAGGCAAGTTCGTTTTCGGTGAGAGCACGAGGCTTACACTTCAGTGCTTGGAGTTGATACTCTACGTTGTAAGGTAAGGGGCCAGTCTTAACACGTTTAAAAGAAATATCCCAGCCAGTGTTAACGTCTGTAGGGTCGCCTAAGTCTTCTGCTGCAGTGATGATTTGCTCCCACAGCTTCTTCTTAAGATTTGCTACTTTGACTTTGCCATCGCTTGGGTCAATTACTTGACAAGCGTAGCTCCAGCCACATTTAAGATCAGGGTAGTACTCGCGAACCCAGTCTTGTTCTTTGTTGTTGAATCGCTCAGAGTCTCTGTCGAAAGATAAGCACTCCATAGGGATGTTTTTGTCGTTCTCTCCGCTGATCCAGTATACATAACGAGCAAGAATGTCGCCTACAACGCGCATCTTGTTATCGCCGTCTTTGTACTGAAAAGTTGAGATTGATGATTTTTGGGCTCCGCCCGTCTGCTTATTAAATGATAATGCCATTAGTGTATATCCTGTAGTGTGACTTCTTCATAGATCAAAGTTATTTCGTCTTCTAATACTATGAGTAGTCTGTTGTCGTTAAGTTCGTCAAGAGGCACGGGACAATGTAGTGCTTCTAACGTGGTTTTTTGTGTGGTTATATATTCTGCCGTGCTTCTTAGCGAAGCCAAAGCATAATAAATAGCTAGTTCTTTTTGTGTATACTTATATGCGTGGTACAGGAGCAGATCTCCATGTAGAAGAAAACTGTCCCCTTTAAAGGTTCTGTAAGAGTATTTATAAATACGGTCAAACTTGTTGCGCGGTACTTGTTGCTTTATTAGCATTTCCATTATCGTGGTGCAAGTCGCAATATTCCCGTTTGCCGTATCAAAAACCTTTTTCCAATCAAATAAGAGCATAATTATACTATCTTTTAACCAAGTTGTCAAGTATTATTTTTTTAAAGGTATTTCATTTCCCAACCCTGCTTCATATAGAACCCAACACGATTGGAGGCTTGTTTTCGAGCCGTATTTCCCCTCAAGTGTATGTCTATTATAACAGGATCTATCTTACCTTCCTTTTTGCGAATCACTCGTCCCACAAGCTGTGTGAGTAGTGGCTCATTGTTCACAGGCGTACCAAGTATTAAGCAGCTTAGAGTGTCAACTGATATACCTTCGGAGAAAATTGCCTGCGTTCCGTAGAGAACATTTGCGTCCCCGTAGAGAATTTTGTCTATTAGCTTTTCTCTGTCCTCAAGAGATACCTCACCTGTAACACAAACCGCTTTGTCTCCAGTCAAATTAGCGCAGCTCTTTAAAAAGCTCACTCGATCACTTACTACTAAGACTTTGTGCCCTCTTGCGGCGTAGGCCGCAGCAAGCATTGATACTGTGTGCCTATATTCTTCATCATTTGACAGTGCAGTAACTCTGTTTGCCCAAGGTATCCTAGCACCATCCATAAAACGTATTTCGGAGGGTACAATGTGTATTTCAGGGGTCATATAGTTTTCTTTCGGTGGTTTAAACAGAGTATTACCAAAGTAATCTCTGAACACAACGTGTTTACCGTCTTTTCTTTCTATAGTCCCAGAAAGCCCTATCTTATATCGACAATAGTTTGTATCGAGTATCTTACTAAAGGTAGGACTACTAACATGGTGCATCTCATCTAGTATGATAGTGCCAAACTCTTTACGAATCTTGTCTATGTTTCGGTACAAACTTTGTGTATTCCCAATAACGATAGGAGCATCAAGTTCGAATCTACCACTGCCTATGATCCCAGCCGTAATTCCAAATACTTTTTCTACTTCTTTAGCCCACTGATTACGCAATGAGACAGTATGGGTAACAACAAGTGTTTTTTGACCTAACTTACCTGCTATTGCAAGACCTGTAAAAGTCTTCCCCCAACTGACCCATGCGTTGATTATAGCGTTGTCTTCGATTTCGTCATATACTTTCTTCTGGCTTGCTCGTAACTCGAACTTAAACTCAGGAAAGTCCACAGGCTTACTAATACGCCTATCAACAATTTCATAGTGCTCAGGGATCAAATCCATGCGCCCTATCGGTAAGGATATTAAACCATTACGAATAATACCCATATTCTTGATCATTTCTGGCGGATCTAATGGATTGTGCGTGGGAATAGCATAAGTAAGTTCTTTATCGATCTTATTCTGCAATTCAGCACTGCAATCCATGTAAATTCTGTGGCTTATGACTGCTTTCATAGGTCTAGTTCATTCTTTGCAATAATATAGGTTTTAACAAACTCAGACCGTACAATGTCTTCTACCTCAAACTCAATAAACGTAAACTCTTGCATACGTTTTAGAATCTGGAAGAAGTCTTTAATACCATTGCCTTTTAAGTCTGCCTGTCTAAAGTCTCCGCAAAAGATAATTCTACAGTTCTCTCCCATACGGGTAATAATAGAATCTAACTCATGGAAAGACATGTTTTGACACTCGTCAATAAGAATAACTGCATCTCTGAGTGTAATACCTCGTATAAATGAAGTAGTCATAAACTCTACTAAGCGTTTTTGTTTCAGTATCTCATAGGCATCGCCTCTACCGAACAAATCATTAGCAATATCTTTATAAGGCTCTTCGTATACAGAAGCTTTTTCCTTCTCTGTGCCTGGCAAGAAACCGATGTCTCTAGTTGGTACAGCACTGCGTATAATTACTAGTTTTTGAAATTTATACTTAATCATATCATCAAAT